TGTAGTCTTGTGGCTAGTAAAGTCGACGTGCGTCCATGAGTTTCCGGTGGAAAGGAAATTCTTCCACCGTAAGGATTTAAATGTAATCATGCTATTTCGAGCGTTTGCGCCTCAATCATAAGATCATGCATTTCTTTTTTAATGCGATCTTTGTCCAATTCAGTTTCTACATTATCGATATAGGAGTTCAACAGTGTACTCGTATCATCCAAAGAAATGTTTTCATCTTCTACATTGTTACCAACAAATTCAGAAAAGTTTTCTTGGATCTTGAGTTCATGTATTTTCCTATTCTGTATTCTATCAATAAATCGATCAAATGTAAATAGGTCTGACTTATTAATTACAACTATTTTTACAAATTTATTGTCTACTTGTACAGTGTCGTAATCAGTGTAATCAAATGAAGCATCGTCATAATAGATCCGATGGAACAGAGTATGAGGGTTATGGATAGCAGTAAGTTCTCGTGTTGTCGTATCCAAGACATGAAAGTATTTTTTGTCGTGTGCATCATTCCAATAAAACTCCATCTGTGAACCAAGGTAGTGGATATTACCCTTCGTTGATTTTGTGTGATAGTGACCAGACATTACCATCTCAAATCTATTGAAGATAGCCGGGTCCATACCGTGAGTGCTTTCGATACCTTTTGCAAGTTCAAAGCCGTTTAGTTCCAAGTGCCCACCAAGAATAGGTGCATCACACGTCTGAATGAAATTAACGTATTCTTTTTCATTCTCAGGATTAATCCAGGGAACCATAGCGATCTTGAGCTCGTTGTACTCAAGAACTGTAGGGTCATTAATGATATGAACCTCATTCATATAGTGACCGAGTAGTTCTTTCAATGAGTTTAAATCATTAGTGTTCTTGTAATACGTGTCATGGTTACCACAAATGATGTCCATAGTGATACCATACTTACGAAGCTTGTGTAAGAACATCTTACGATTACGGTGCAGAGCCTTAAAGTTAATAAACTTGCGGTTGTCGTAGTAGTCTCCAAGGTGGAGGATGTGCTTAATATCGTTTTCTAATAGGTACGGAAAGAATATTTCATTATAAAATTTATCTGCGTTATCAAGAAAGATTTCAGAAGAATTACGGATACCACAATGAGTATCATTCAAAATAGCTATTTTCATTCATCGTCCATAAATGTTTGTAGGTCAGAATCAACTTTCATTACACGCTTCTTACGGATCTTTTCCTCTTGTACGTACTGACGGAACTCTGTGTCGCGTTCCTTGACTTTATCAATACGATCCTTGAGCTGATCAACAAATAGCTGTACTGCATTGTTCGCAGCGGTGTCATCAAAGTCGCTGAGGATATACTGCTCGATACCAGACTGAGACAGGTACTTCAACTTGACGTCTTGTTGTTTCTTTTCTTTTGCGATACGACGTAGGAAAGCATACCACGAGATCTGTGTAAAGTAAGCAAAGGCGTTAGGATTACCAGAACGTGTAGCTGCTTCAATGTTATAGTTCTCAATCGCTTTTAGACAGTTCTCCACAGCGTCCATTACCATCTCTTCACGATAGGTGTAACGAATAAAGTTAGACTTGTGGGAAAGGCCCTCGGCGATCTTCAGAAAACACTGAGCAATATAGTCCGGAACAATTGGAAGTTGCTCTTCTTTTGCTTTTGCTTCTTGTACAGTCTTTACGTAATCAACAACTGCTTGTGAAAATTCTTTGTTGTTAACGTAATGAATGCTTTTCTTTTTTGCCATAATATATCCTCATTCAATAGTTTTATTCTATACTATAATCATATAAATGTAAACAGTAAAAATAATTTATTTTTATGCATTTTAGGGGTGTACAAACCGGAAAAACTGTATATAATTTAAAGGTATCCTTTATGGTGGATGGGGATACTAGTGTAACTTATTCTTTCCGGGGAATCGAATTACAGTGTTGCTTGGAGCATCTGAATCTAAGTACGAAGCTTCGTTTGCATCAAGCATATCTTTTATCTTTTTCATGTACTCGTTAAACTTCTTGTCGCTTTCTTCTTCTGGCTGCTCTGTTTCTAAATTGATCGCGTTGTAGTATTCTTTCACGACTTCTTTTACAGGTGTCCCTTCAATAATGATATGATCCGAGTTTAAAGTTTGGAATACGCCTTCCTCGAGTTGCATAACCATATATGGACGAAAAACATGATACCGCATACCGTCTGCTTTGTCTACAGTAATTACACGAAGTGGATTGCGAACTACGACCATAGGTCCTTCGTCATCAACCCAGTCAATGACTTCACAAATGATTTCGTCACCGCTGGTGAGTTTCATCTGTCTGACTAATGGTTCGCTCATTCTATGTCTACCTTAATAATTTTGTAGTTGAACTGCTCTTTGTCATAGATCTTTACTCTTTCTGCTCCATGAAGTAAAGTGTAGTTCTTTCTGTTTTGCCAGTGGAGGTCGTCCGTGATGTCATAAAGAGTAGTTTCTCTCCCGTCGTCTGACTGTCGTAGTCCTCGTCCGATTGACTGCAAGACTTTAATTTGGGACTTTGACGGACTTGCAAATAAAATATTATGCAGATTACGTATATTAATGCCAGTGGAAAAAGTACCCAGGCTTGCGACAATAATAGCATCTTTCTGTTTCTCCACGATTTTACGAATTGCTTCTCTGTCCGAAGTTGCTACTTCACCAGAAACGAAGAACACCTTCCGTCCTTCCTCTACCTTACTATTTATCATCTCAAAGAGAGGCTTTCCATGAGCGTCCACACGATTAAATAAGACGAGAGTATTTCCTTTAGCATCCAAAGCGAGATTGCGAATAAGCCGATTACGAGTAGTGTTTCCAATAAGGAAGTCAATTTCTTGCTGGTATGTCTTGATTCCAAAGTCTTTCCTCACTTCTTCTGAATAATTTAATAAAAGTACTTTAATGTCTAAAGGAGCCAATGTTCCTTCGTCTTGTAACGTTTTTGTCATGGTGACCTGATGGACGGGACCAAATAATCCCTCTAGGACAAGTCTGTGAGTCTGTGTACCGTCGAGTGTGCCAGTTGTGCCAAACCTATACTTTGCTTGAGTCGCCTTGTTCATAATAGACGACAGGGACTTAGACTTAAACCCGTGGCACTCGTCACCGATTACCATACCAAACTGTTCGAACCATTTCTTAGGATACTTATAGATTGACTGCCATGTTGATATGATAACACGTTTGTCCGTGTTCTTGTCTTTACCCGAATAGATCCGATGGCAGGCGTTCTCAACTAACATTCCGTAGTCTTTAAAATCTGCGTACATCTGTTCGACCAAAGATGTAGTCGGAACAATAATCAAAACTTTATCATGTTCATTTACCATACTCATCCAATATTTCATAATCAAATAGATAATGAATGACTTACCAGATCCTGTAGGTGATAACAGTATTGCTCTATTTGAAATCAAAGCACGGATTACTGCGTCGTACTGATAGTCTCTTGGAGGGAAAGGTAAGTGAGAAGCCTGTAAGAACTGATCAAATACTTTTTGTTCTACAACATTTTTATCTGTAGGTGCACCGTAATCTGACTCTTCGACCTCATAGGTGTATCCTCTCTCAGCACAAAACTTACGAAGGTAATGAAACAGGCCAGCGTTCAACTCATTTGTCATGCTATTGTACAGGCGAATCTTTCCGTCCCATACTTTATTACGATAAGCAGGCATGAACTTATAGCCGGGAACATAAAAAGAGAAGTACTCTGATAGTTCCTGAGCATGTCCACGTTCACAGTCGACATACATCATACTATAGTCTTTGAGTTGAACCTTATAGTCAGCCATCAGTCACCTTGTTCAAACTGCCTCCAACGAATCATGTTCGAGATAGTTTGATGTCTCCATTTTAAGTTATCAATTATATCTGTAAGACTATCTATAACTGTCTTCCAATACTCTATTTTCTCTTCGGACTGCTGGATCTCTGGATCCGAGTCGTAATAGTAATCCATCTCACCTTTGAGAATACGTAGACCATTGAACGGATCGGGATCCCAACCTTTTTCAATCAGCTGGTCCTGATCCATCTTTCCGTTGTAGTACAGCCATTTCTCTTTGAGTAGGTTCTTCTGAGCAAACTCCGCTTTCTTCTTCATGAGCTTAGCCTCGGCCAAGAGCTGAAGGTACTTAGCGTGTAGTTTCGGAGTATCTCGAGAAGTTGAGTCTAGTTTATTATTATCAATAATGCAGTCCTCTTGCCACATAGCAAGAATCGTTTTCAAGTCAATCATAATGTTCCTATTTCAGTTAAGAAACTTCAAAGTAAGAGAA